CAGGTATTCCAGCAGCATAAGGTCTGTTACCTGGTACACTTGGAAGCATGCTACGCAGCTCTTCCACTGGCTCTGTACGCCAGTCTGCTTGATGTGCTCGAGTGCCTTTGCCTGCACTTCCTTCACCACGCTTGCAATTAAGACCTGCGGCACGACCTTGCAGATTGCGTTGCGTTGAGCAATGGCAACTGCCGCATTGCCAACCACCACCTGCATATCCTGCGAGTAGGTGTAGCCCTTCGAGGTCAGAATGCTTCGCTTTACTTCGGTAGAGTATGCAACGTTGCTCTCTAGGTCATGGCATACGCCTTGTGCCGTGATGGTCTTGCCATCGTTTGCGATGATGCGGCCAGCGATGCGCAGGTTCTTCCAGCAGGCGGAAATGATTTCCGTAAACCTGACGCTAGGACCCTCGATTACTGTTGTCTTTCCGTTCTTGTCCGTGCGCTCCAGATGATAGAAGCAGTTGTAGGCTACATTATCGTCCATGGCTGCTAATGCTACCATGTTCTTCTTGCATTGCATGATGTCTCGAGGGAACTTGTGCGCTGTGGCAATCTGTCCGTCAATCTCCGAGCGGTTGATAGCTTCCAGCATTTCGCCACCGCTCACTTGAATAATTTCATTTTCCATAATTCGTTCTTTTTATTGTTCAACTTATTGTTCATTAACTCTAGTGGAAGGCTGGGGATTCGAACCCCAGTTGATTGCTACACCACCCTTGCCTGCTGCTGGTGGATGCCCTTCCGTTGCAGGGCGCACGCTGTCGTTTCCGCATATTACATGGTAAAAACAACTAATTTTAGATAACCTTTGAAAAATGAGTTTTGCGTGCGCCCTTTGCCCTGCCGCTGCAGGGAAACATATAATTGTTTAATAATCGTAGTCAAACCAGTTGAGCCATAAGGCTGTCGAGCCTGCTTTCTTCGAAGGCGTCCATCGGGTCTTGGTCTGCGTATTGGCTGTTCTCTTCCAGCCAGTCGTCCATCACGTCTTGATAGTTGACGCAACCCTCGATAGCTTCCTCCAGCCGCTCGCTGTCGTTGTTGTTATTCTTGTGCGAAACGACCGCTGTGTTTCCGGTTCTGTCGCACCAGACTGAAATGTCGCCTGCCGTGGTCTTGATGTCTACCCTTGCAACCGCTGGTCGCTGTGGTTCACGGTCTAGCTCCAGCCAGATGGCATCGTACATCTTCTTCCTGCAATTCTCTATTATCTTCTTCATTCGTTTCCTCCTCTCTTATTGAATATGTAACTTTGGAAGGTCTCACGGCACGACTTCAATACCTCGTTGTCGCCAATTCCGTCCACTGGTATGAGCGGTATGTTATCCAGTGCCACGCAAAGGTTGCCTTTAAACTCTCTGTACTGGATTCTTCGCTCTGCCTCCAAATAGCACTTGTTGTTCAGTTTGCAGTGCTTTCTGGTCTTGCGGTTCGCCTTCCAGTTAGTGATAAGCCAGCAGATGTCTGTGTACTTCACGATCATCCTGCGCATATTGATTGATAACTTGCTCATAGGGCAATCCTCCAGACTTTTTTAATCTCGCTGCCCTCGAAAACCTTGCGGTTGTCGATTCTGCGGAACTTGACCTTAATCTTACCAGCCTGCAACCATCTGCGCAGGGTGTTGCGATGGATGCCAAGAACCTTGCAGGTCTCTGTCATGGTGTATCTGCCTGCATCCGCTACCTTTGGTTCTTCGTTCGTCATATTATGCCCTCCAAAAGATTAAAGTTACTAATACGATGGCAACTGCCAGGCTTATTACTTCGTCACTTGTGATAATCTCGATAAACTTCTTCATACGCTCTGAATGTTTAAATTGGTTCGACTTGATTACTTGCGCACGGCTGCACGTCTCTTCTTTGGTGTTATCAATCCAGCCTTGATGAGGATAACACGCACGTTTTGCTGGGTGCAACCAACACGCTGTGATAC